TTCAATCATTGACACAACATAGGTCATCTCATCCAAACTTTCGGATAAATCAGCAACTGGTAGTTGTTTAAAAACATCATCTATCTTTCCGCCTTGTGGTACTGGTACTCCATACATACCCCACGCCTTAGCCTCCCATGTTTGAGGCACAAATCCCTCTAGTGTCGAGTCATAAATATTCATGTTAAAGTTTCTTAATGTTCTATTCTCAACCAGTTGTGAGAACCAAGCATTAAGCACTTTATTAGGAGTACGCACTATATCGGCTATCCCATCACTCCAGAAATCCTGTTTATCAATATCATCAGCCCAAGTGTTATATGGAAAGTGTGTTTTCCAGTAATCGTCCTTCGTCTTTCCAATCACCTCAGCAAGAGGTTTTTTCATTAAGATATTGTAATCATCTGCCTCGACAAACAAATAAAGCTCATCTTCTCTGTATGTAAAATGCATTGTCAGCTCAACATAAGTTTCGCCTAACACTGGATCGTTCACGTCAGAAAGACCTAAATCAGCCATTTTCTCATTCTTTTTATTGAGCATTTCCTCATTGGAGGCTGATTTTACAACTCCTTGTTCTGAAGCGTGCCATTTTTTTAGCTCTGCCACCTTACCCTGATCGTATAGAGGATTATTCTCAAGACTCGACAAAGGTAGGAAAATATGTGTATGAATTAGAAAGCGTGAAGAATCAATATCTGTCGGATCCATATAACGGTCAACTAAAATATCCTCTGGGTCAATAATTGTCCATCTTACTTTTCCATCAATTACCTGCCATTGATCGAATGAACGCCCATATAAAAATACTTGGCGCTTATCAACAATATCTTTCAGTTCAGCTTTATTCTTTTCAAGGACATCTTTCCAATATTCATTTAAAAATATCTCCGCTTGCTTGTCATTGTCTAAATTACTGTAATAAAGTACCGGCATATCATCAACATCTTTTAAAAGAGTACGGATTGTCTGTTTCATTAAAGGAAGATTTACTGATTGACGCTGGGTAAGACGATTAACAGTTACCTTATCACGATAAAGAGTGTAATTTTCAGTCCAGTCATCCTGTCTGCGCTCCCTATAGTTATAGCCTGACTCTTTATTGAGTCTTAGCATTATAAGCTCGGGATCTATATTTGAGTCCATTATTAAATTTTAAAGTTAAAAACTATTTTAATGCAAGGGGTTATGCTAAAAGTCCTGGAATATGTGATTTGATGCCCCCAAAGTCAGTCTGCGGCTTAATGTTAAGTCGTGGTTTGAAACTATCCAATCCATAACGTACCGCATCCATTGAGTTAGACCATTCATGGATCGTATCGTCTGGATCATTAATCACTTTGCCGTCCTTGTCAGTTATAAACAAATAATTCCTATATGCCTTGATTGATTTAATGCTACGCTCGGTAATACTTATTTTTTGATTTTGAACATATTGAATACCCTGATACACACTATCCGCCCCTTTTATAGCTCCAATTATATTTACGCCATAACCCTTAATCTCGTCTATCGACTTTGGTTCTGCACTATCAGCAATCACCAACGCTCTTGGCTGGTTTATAAATGTGTCAGCTATAGTTTTATTAGAAAGTCCTTTTTGATAGGTAATCTCATCTAAGATAAATCCGTCATTATATCTATAAATTGCAATAATCACTGTTGGATCATTTGAATAGCCAAAATCCAGTCCATATCTTTCCAAGCGTGCCTCGTGGGGTATTTGGTTTATGATCTGCCAATTAGTATATATTCTGCCCTCAAGCTGACCTAGTTGTCCCAATCCGTAAACAGTCCACCATGCTTTATTGTTCCGATGGCTCTCAATCTCGTCAATTGTTATTTGATCAAGTGCTTCATTATCTTTGTAAGTCAAAGTAATAAAATCCAAATCTTTTTCTCTAGTAATCATCATGTCGGTATAAAACCAAAACTCTGCTACAGGATTCCAGTCAAGCCAGATAACCTCTTTAGTTCTTATGATAAGCTGATCTACTATGTTATAGGCAAGGTTATTACATTCATTAACAAATAGAATATGCCGTCTTGGCCCATGTGCTTTCCCATAGGTATCAACTGACATAAACTCCAACTTATTACCTGTTTCAAAAGTGTATATGTGTTTTGTATTATTCCATAACCTATCTTTCCAATATCCCCTGTCTTTCATAATAACTTCAAAATCCCTCATGGCTCCTTTTTCAAGATGGGGATATGACTCTGACACAACAGTTGCGAGTTTGTCTTTATTTTTTTGTGATTGACAGTAATCAATAAGCCAAATAAGAATTGAGATAGTTTTTGATGCCGCAGTACCACCAGTTACCGCCCGAATACGTTTTTTTAAATCAAATATCCTGCGGGTAGCCGAGGTGTCTTTAATATGAAATTCATCCTGTTGATTTTCCATTATAAATTGGAGTTGGTAAATCTTTATCGTTGGTAGTTTGATCTGTTCTCTCCTTCATACCGTGATTATTTTGTAATAAAAGCTTAATAATTGTTGCATTTACTTCCTTTCCACCATAAATACCATCATCAATTAATTGAACCGCTTGAGTTTGCATTAATTTCTTTAAAGCGCCGAAAAACTCTGGACGAATTAAATTTCCTTGTTCATCTTTTGCATTGGCCCAATTATCTAAAGTATCATCATCAACTCCAATATATAAAGCAAATCCTTGTTTAGTAGGAAGAGATGTTTGTTCTTTACCCTTAGTAGCTATATAATCATCTACAGCTTGAATAAATAATGGATCATATTTTGTTGGTCTACCACCAGCATGAGTCATACTTTTTTTTCATCTTTCTCAGCCAACGTAAAAATCTCTAACACTCCTGTCATAAAACCTTCTAGTTGACCGAGTTTAACTTGTAATTCTTTTTCGTCTTTAATTTTTTGGGCTTCCTTAATCAACTCTATTGCTCTAATTGTAAATATCTGAGCTGGATTATCCATATTAAATATTCCTAATCATAACATAAAATGTCCTGTTTTTAATTTCATTATATGCTTTCCTAATATATTCTTTTTTCATCAAATAGCTTAATGCGTTTAATGTGTTATAGCTTTTTTCTCCGCAACCTTCCATAAACATAATGATATTTTTTTGGGGAATAGTGGTTTTTTTATTATTCGCCCATCTTTTAATAAATAGCATTATGAAATACTGCAACTCACTAAGGTCTTCCATCACAAAAAGTATAGTGTTAGTTTTTTAAAAGTCAATATTGACAATACTTAAAAAAATGGTAATAATTAAATTGCTCTTAAATAATTTGTTTAAGCATTTGAAGTAAGTGCTTATTTACAAGGAGGGAGTTTCCTTGAAAGAGTAGTAGCCTTTATGACATGGGATAGCTCACGAATGTTTTACAAGATCCAATAGTCATAAGGGCTATTTTTATGCTCTAAATATTTCCTATAGTAAATACCCCTTGACAAAGATTTATAAAGGGTTATTATTAAAGTATTACAAATTATTAAAAATATGAAAAAACTAATCTATTTGATCTGGGGACTGCTTGATCCGGCCGAGAATGAAAAACAGAGTTACTGGGATTGCATGGATTGTTATATTAAAAGTTTAGATTAATATATGAAAATTAACACAAGTATCAACGCTTTCTTAATGTCAAGCTATGACGGACGATCTGATGAGGAAAAACAAGAGTATTTAGACGAGAGAAGAGTGATAGAAGAAGCTGAAAAAGAGGTAAAAAGATCATTTGACAAACAAAAAACACAAGTACTATAATGTTAAGTGGAGACGGCAACTACCGCTCGTATATTTGGGAATTAAAAATGAATGATTGAATGAGTTTATAAGTATTCTATGAAAGACGAAATAAATACAACTAAAACTAAATTTACGCCTCATCGTTGCGTTAACTGCAATGGGTGGGGTACTGTTACATATAAAAAACTAAAATGTCATACCTGCAATGGCACAGGTGTAGTTATTATCAACCAAGAAACTGGAGAAATCCACTATGGAAAATCAGGGATGGATAAAAATACATAGAAAATTACTAGAAACAAGTTTTGCAAAAAAACCTACAATAGGTTGGCTTTTTATTTGCTTACTTCTTAAAGCCAATCATAAAGAGAATAAATTTCTTTTTAATAAACAAGAAATAATAATTAAACCAGGACAATTTTTGACTGGAAGAAAAGAACTTGCTACATCAGCAGGTTTAACAGAAATGCAAACCAGATATGCCCTTACTTGCCTAAAAGTAACCAACACAATAACCATCAAAACTACTAATAAATTTAGTGTCATAACAATCTTAAAGTATAATCAATATCAGAACATTAACCAACAAAGTAACCAACCAGTAACCAACAAACAACCAACCAGTAACCAACCAGTAACCACAAACAATAATGTAAAGAATGATAAGAATGTAATACCCACCTCTAAAAACTCACTTACTTCTTGTACTGATGAAGAACTAAAAGAAATATCTTTATTATTAGATGTATCTTTAGAGGCTGTTAAAAGAACCCACGAAATTATTAAAAACAAAATAGCCTCAAAAGAATTCAAAAATAAAACTGTTTATTGGTCGCTTAGAAACTGGATTATTATGGGAATTGAAAGAGGAACTATCAAAAAAAATCCTATTTCAAATTATAAATTAATGAAAACTGTATGAAAATAACAGAAATACTTACTAAAATAGCAGAAGGTAAAAAAAACCTTGAATTCTTACCAACAGGAATAGATAAGTTAGATATGGGTTTGGATGGAGGATTTATTAGAGAAGAAATGATTGTGATTGGTGGATTTACCGGACTTGGTAAGTCATATTTAGCTTCTCAAATAATGTTTAACATAGCTCGATCTGGATTTAATACGGCTTATTTTTCACTTGAAATAACAAATCAAATGATTTTATCTCGTCTTATTGGACAGGAAGCAGATTTAAAATCAATTAAAGTAGTTACTGGAAATATGACTCAAGGAGAATATGTTCAAAAAACTAAATCCGAAGCTATCATTCAAGGTTATGAAGATTTTATGGATTTTTATGATGATATTTATGAATTTGACAAGATAATAGAGCAAATTAAAAAAAGTAATTATGATTTTATAGTTATTGATTTTATCCAAAACGTTATAGTTAAAGGAATGGATGAATATGAACGTCTATCTTATATTGCACTTATGCTACAAAAAATAGCTAAAGAGAAAAAATGTTGTATTTTAGTACTATCTCAATTATCAAACTCAATTGCCCGTAATATTGATGGGGCGCAACTTGAATATAAGGGTTCAGGATCAATTGCTACAGTTTGTGATCTTGGATTTTTCTTAACTAGAGATTTTGAATTAAAAATTTTAACTTTATCATTAAGAAAGAACAGGCGTGGATCATCAGGTCTTGCTTGGCAATTTATATTTCAAGGTGATGGAGGAAAGATAGTATGACAAGACAATTTAACAAATATAAAAAACTATTTAAAAAATACGAAGAATTAGATTTTGAACAAAAAGTAATCTTTGGAGAAAATATTTACTTACCAAAAGAAAACAAAGAACAATGGGACGAATTACAAGTTAAAAAAATAGCTATTTTAGATGAAATGGCAAGAAACTATGAATTTTAATATCTTAAAAACTGTTTTAGCTCTTAAATATGGAGCTAATACTAAAAAGAAAAAACAATATTTAAAGAATATTAAGGCTAAGCTAGGAATTAAAATACCCCTTGACAAATAATTACTAAGTGGTATACTCAGATTAATTATTAATTTATTAAATAAATATGCTTACACAAAAAGAACTTAAAGAGGAAATGATGGTTACTTTTGGCAGACTTAGAACTTCAATTCATCTTAAAGGCAATCAGCGTTTAATCGACTTGATAGAGAAGTTTGATAAAGATTTAAAAAATTCCAAAGTACAAGAAAATTATTTTGACAAAGAGTTTTGGTTAGATAAACAAGCATTAGCAGTTAATATTAACTAATATGGTTAAATGTGATCATTGTCAAAAACCAATCTCAATAACACGTGCATTTGACACGATGGTTAAATATTCTCATCGAGGGAAACCTCTAAGAATATGTCAACTTTGCGAAGAAATTATGATTTTAGAAGAAACTAGAGATGCATTAGATGAACAGGCTAGTCGTTGGAGAGCAGCACAATAATTATTAATTTATTAAAAATATGCCAGTACAAATACACGGAAAACAATACATAACAGTAGCAGAAAGAATAATTGAGGCAGGTGAAGATTTTAAATCATTAAATACTGAAGTTTTATCTGATAAGCCAGTTGTTATTAAGGCTACGGTAACAACAAAAAAAGGCATATTTACAGGAATTAGCGCCGCTAATCCTGATAAGTCTATTGAAAAAATGAGTCCTTATGAAGTTGCCGAAACTAGCGCTGTTGGTCGTGCTTTAGGATTTGCCGGCTATGGTGCAGTTGAGGGGATTGCCACAGCTGACGAAATGCTAAAATCTCCTGTTGAAGAAAAAAAATATGTATCTGCTGATGATTTTTATGAAAAACACATCTGCCCAACACACAAAGTTCAAATGAAAGAAAGAATTAGTAAAACTAAAGTAGATGAAGAAGGAAAACCTCTTATTTATTGGGATCATCGTCAAGAAGTAGATGGAAAATGGGAAGTTTGTTTTGGTAAAGGTTTTAATAAATAATATGAACAAAAAATACACAATCAAAGAACTGGAAGCTAAATTTAAGGTTTATTCTGGCACAATCTATTACTGGATCAAAAAAAATAAACTTAAGGCAAAATTAAAAATGGTTAAATATCCATCTGGTAAAAAAGTGATGACCTGGATCATTAGTGAGGATGACTGGTATGAAATACCGGCGTGGATGAGGAAAAGAATACCCCTTGACAAATAGTTATAATTTGATATATTGAAAGTATGAAAATAAAAATAAAGGATAAAGATGAAAACGTTGAGGTTAATAGCATGGGTTGTTTAACGATAGGGCTTGGTTGTTCTTTAGTATTTTGGCTACCTTTAATTATTATTGTTTTATTAGTCTTATTAGTTAAATTTTTATTAAAAATATGAAAAAATTTATCAAAATATCTCTAACAATCTTAGCAGTTTCGGCTTTAGTCTTAGGACTGGCTTGTGTACTGTCAGCTAAGACAATTAACTATTATTTCGCAAATGAAGGAAAGCTGATCTGCTTTGAGCATAGAGATTGGGGAATTTTCGGAAAGGGTAATCTGACTTGTAAGGGGCTAGTGGATATTGTGCAGACACCAGTAGTAACGCCGGTGCCGGAGCCGACAGAAATTATATTAAAAA